CACTTTGTTATTAACTTCGCGGTATACTCTTACTAACCTTTGGCATTCTAGATCATCGAGCTCTGTATTCGCAGCAATCTTTAAAGTTTGTTGTAGCTTTTGCCACCCTGTACCATATCCTAATCCTAGAATACATGTCTTACCTACAGCTCGTTCGGTCTTATCGTCTTTAGTAATGGGTCTATCATACACCTTACTCGCAAACTCTGAATAAACATCTCGACCCTCTTTGTACCATTGGACAACATCGTCTTGCCCCGCTATCCATGTAAGTACTCGGGCTTCAATTTGTGATGAGTCACAGTTAATAACTACGTGCCCACTTGGTGCTATGACTGCATTCTTTAAGGCTTTCTTTTTCTTATCTCGGCTTGGTAAGTTTTGGAAGTTAACTTTATCCGAGCCTGCCCATCGACCCGTATGTGCGCCGTAATACTTAAGAGGAATAGGCAGCTTACCCTTATTACGCGCCCCAATACCGATGAACCTTTCAATTCTGCTCTCCTCTATGGTTGACTTAGTTCCTAATCTAACTGTACAAAGCTGTTGAATAAACGGATCTTCATGTTCCATTAAAGCTAAGAATCCTTCGTCGCCTTTGGCTAATGCAAACGTATCCTTGCCAGTTGCAGGACTTGTTTTAGTAGGTACGACTACGCCTAACTCTTGAAGTATCTCCGCAAATTGTTTATTAGATGCAAGCTTTGCCCTCACGCATTCTTCTGTTTCGCATACAAGTTTAACCATGAGGCCTTGTAATAGCTGTGACTTTTCTAACTTGACTTCTTCTAATCGCTCTATCAATAGCCCATCATCAACCTCAAGTACTGGCATGGTATACATGCGTAGGGTTAGATCAATAAGTTTTAATTCTTCTTGGGGAAACATCGGGACTAGTACATGAAACAATTTATAGGTAAGTTCGACGTCGTTCTTACAATATGAACCATAACGTTCTAGGTCATCATGGGCAAAATCTTCTCTACGTTTACCCTTGGCTTCTACTACCTCTGTACCTTTAGCACCTAACTCATATCGTTCAACAAGGGCAGCTAAGCTACCTCCCGCATCTACACCATGAATGGCACGAGCCATACCAAGAGTATCAAAATATATGTGAGGGACAATGTTGAATACGAAAGAAAGGATTCCGCCATCGAATTGGGTATTGTGGCAAAGCAACATAGAATTATCCCAATCATAACTTTGTAGTCTAGCTTTAACTTCGTCATGAGTGCCTGTATACCAATGAGTATCGCCGTCATCTATTTTTACTCCTACTCCGATAACCTCGAAGCGTGGGTCTCTGATATATTCTTCTGTTGTAAGTCCTGAGAGTGAGTAACCTGTGTCATAAAATGTTTCAAAATCAAGCGTTAGAAGTTGCATATTGTCCTTAAAATTGGTGGGCTACTTGCGGTTTATATAATTGCAAAAATACCATTTTAAACATATAAATAAAGTGCTTTCACCCATTGCGTTTACTGCAAATTACTTATTTACTTTGCGTGTCTTGCAAATTCATCTCGGCAGTCTATTGAGCACCACCTTCTCGTATCGGGAACGTCTTCATCACACCACGTACACTTGCCCGAAAGGTTCGGCGCCACTTTAACTTCCGCTGCAGCGTTTTTAATTGCAATATCAGTGATGACTTCCATGTATTCATTGGCTCTGTCTATTTCGTCTGCCATATTTTGTACCTAATTCTTTTCCCATAATTTCAAAATTTTGTGACCATTTATTATTAGCACTTCTTTTTTGGGGAAGTTTAACCTTACCCGCTTGTTCTAATCCAACTATTCTATCATAAGAGCTATTGATATTGTCTAGAAGTTTAGATCTTGAAATGTTGGGAAATTTTTCTAAACACTCATTAATTTTTACTACTAATTCTTCATCTGTTAATTTTTTGTATGCAGGTGTTACACTCATATTAAACATTCTCCGACTAATTCAAACAAGTTTTCTTTAACTTGGGGTTCTTGTTCTAAGGTTATTATTGTAACATCTTTGTGTGTATCTCTATACCATTTAGCTTCACGGCGTGACCATCTATACTTACGGACGATCTCTCCGTCTTCAACTAAAGCGTGAGTAAAAGGTAAAGGCATTTAATCAGTCCTCCAAAAAACCATATAATTGAAAATACAATTAAGCCCGTTATTATAGCATCTAATTTCATTGTAGTGTATGTTTCTCGACGGGTTTATATTCTTGTAATGTTTCCATGAGGTCTTTAAAGTTATCCTCTGACCCACTAATCTCGTTAAATAAGTATAGCCTCGCATTGATGACAGCACTCAACATCAACGGCGTTATATTATATCGCTCAACTTCAGCAATTAAAAAGTCATCTACCTTATTACTTAATTCTTCTATCTCTAAATCGTCCATTACAAGCCTCCTTCGGCTTCGGTTAATCGCTTACTATTATACTTTTTATTCTTTGATAAGCTGTGCGTATACTTTTGAAACTCTTTTTGTCCCATAAAATCTTCTAGCACTAACTTGTATGCTTCGTTTAAATTAACTTCTTCATCAAATCCTAATGGGGCGTCTTTTAATAGAAGTTCATATTGTTCTTTTAATACTGCTACTATGATAGGTTCAGCTACTTCGTAATCTATATCAAGCGCTATCTTCATCTTCAATCTCCTCATCTTTGGTTTTAAGATTTAATACTCGTCCATCTTTTTTAATTCTATCTTTAAGTTTTTGTCTTAGTGATGTGACATTCCACTCAAGTAGCCAACACGATATATGAAGCATAGGATGATCTGACATAAACCACTCTAATGTATCAAGTGGATAACCTTCTTTTAACTCAAACTCAAGGTCTTCTAGTGCTTGAATAAAGATAGCTGTAATAAGCCTGCCTTCTGGCGTTGCAATTAACCCTATTGAATTTTGATCTGCTGTTTTGTCAATCGATGGTATAGCAATAACATTGTTATACTTACCTATGATGTTCATTTTAACCTCTAATAAAAAATGTGATTCTGAATTGTAACACGAGGTTTCATATTCCACCTAGGGTTTACTGAAAAGTTATGAAAGTGGGTTGACCCTTTAGAATAGTCGGGTTCTAACTTATACATGACCCGCCATGCAAGTAAATAATATGGTTTGAGCTCGGCTTTCTGAGGGGGCTTTCGCTTGCCATACCAAGAAAACTGTGCGGGTCTCGCCATCTCTGAGCAAATACGCTCGGGTTTAAATTCGGCTCTACGCATCAATACATAACCTACGGCGACTTGACCTTGATGGTTTTCGCCGCGGGCTTCCATAAAAATTGTTTGAGCTAAACAGGCTAACGCTTGATCTATCATCTAGACCTCCTTTTAAGCAACTGGCTTCAGTTATTTATTTTGATTGGTTTGTCTCGAACTCGATAAGCATATCGATGAGGTGGCGGGCTTTCTCTAAATCTTCGATACCATTTTTGTTTTTCCATCTTGAAACATACTTGACGATGTTGCCTTCGATGAATGGCATTTGGTTTGCATAAATATATACGATGGGTTGAATAGCCATATTCTTATAATGACTGCCATCTATTTGAATATCTAACGCACTTTCACTCATACTAACTCCTTTATTGTTGTCAATAATGTGCTTATATTACTCTCATTTACCACGATTGTATATCCTCCAGCGGTTCTAATGCGTTTCATGTTGTTTTCTTGCAACAAAGTGGGTATATTCTTCCCCGATTTGCACTCAATACCTATAAACATACCACTATAACACGCGATAATGTCGGGTACTCCACTATGTCCATACCCTGTCATCATCGGAGAAAAGTGGTACGCCTCTAACTCATCAAGTATTTTCTTGACTTTTGCTTTTACTTTGCCCTCAGGTGTTGTTGCCATTTAATCTCCAAACTTTTTATAATGTATCTCGCCTTTCTTACGACGAGGTTGTCTATCTTCAAGTTTATGTTTAGTCACACCTTTAATAACAAAGTCGGGCATCGGGTGAAACAAGTCTTGTAGAAAGCATCGCTCTATTTTGTAATAGTGCATACGTCCATTAATGACTTTACCCGATAACTGCCCCGTTCTATTTAAGAATGACATAAGGTTAGACATATTCTTTAGTGCAATACCTAATTTATCTGACATATCTTTAGATGTGTACTGTTCTTCATCTGTAAATAAACTTAATATTAAATCGTAAACTTCGTATTGTGTTAAAGTTTTCCCGTTGACTTGGTATCGTCTAACAACGTCTGACGGTCTTGGTTTGTCCATCAATGTCCTACCTTGTCTAACTTAGTAAGCATATAAAGATCAGCCCAATGTAAATCGTCGTTAAGGTATTCGTCTCTATATGTAATGACACTTGCATCATAAATCCCCACGAGCTTTCGATAAACATTCTTATCTGTTACACCTAACTCATCACCTACTTTCTTTGCCATGAAGCTCTTACCACTATAATATAATTCGATGCGACTATCTTTAGTAGGGTTATTAGATTCAAAGGCTTGGTGTATCCTAGTACTAATGCGTTTAAAATCTTTATGTACGTTATCCATTCTATTCTCCTTTAATTAATCTTCACACACGCCACCGATACAAGCTCGGCTCGTGATCTCGTTTTCAAGTTCTTCCATAGCATCGCGTACAGCATACGACTCTGCATCTTCTTTAAGTCTCGCGTACGAGCTATGATCTACTTCTTTTGACCATACTTTAATGATCATGCCTTTCTCTCTCATGTGCTCTGCAATCTGCGTTGAGATATAGTCGGTAGGTTCTACCCCCCATGACTCGACAACTTTATACTCGTCATTATTTAATTTTAACTCTGCTACTATAATAAATTTAATCATGTCCTCTCCTTAGTGTATCCAAAAACCAATTAATAATCCTACTACTACCCATACACCTGCTTCAATCGGATTAATACGTTTGATATGAACCCATGCGTCTGCACCTAGATGATCTTTTTTCTCAGGTATTGGAGTTCCTAATCTTTTACTAATTCTTTTCACAGCTCTTTTTCTCATGCGTTGATAGTCGTGATTAATTTCGTTCAGCTTTCTATCAATACTTATGTTTTGTTTAAATGCCATGCTTATCTCCTAGTTTGTTGTATTAGTTTTAAGAATTGTTTCGCTAGTCTTATCTGTGCTCTGAGTTTCATTTGCATTTGCTTTCTCCTGTTCAAATTTTCTTAATGATTCGATGTATTGATTAGTGGCAAAGTTTAAACCTCGTATTACACCAATCCTCATCGCTGTATAAAACATCTCTGCATCTTTTTCTTTTCGCTCTCGCTTATGTACATCAGCGTATTGATAATACTCAGCTACGGCTACTTCGATAATATCTTCTTCAAACTTACGTTTCTTTTCTTCGTTCTTCTGATGTTGTGTCACTCGTATATCCTCCCTACTCCTTCAAAAATTCCAACTAAATCGTTGGGTTTAAAATCAGTCTTGTTAAATGCAAACGGCTACTTTCTTCCGTTAATGTGTTTGATATATCCCGTTACTACAACTTGCTCAACGATGATTTGTTTGCGAGTATCTTTCTCTTTAGTAGTCATGGCTTTTGTGTTCTTCCTCCCTTTGTTGTTTTAATAAGTATTCATCTGTCTGTGACATCGGTGCATCATAAACTTTGGGTGGCGTAGGTTTGTGGTAGTCTTTAATTTCAAATCCTGTTAAAAAATGGTTTTCCCCACAACAACTACCTTTCCACTCGGGTACGGCATCATAGCAATACACACAATAAGTCACATCATCTTCTAAATCGTCAAAGTCGCTCATCTTCTATACCCCCTCATAAAATCCCTCAAAATCTTCTTCGTAAAAAGTTCTAGTGCAACCTCTTGAAACCCTAAGCCAACCATCTTCATCGTAATCATTACGAGTCACGGCAAACTCTATTGTGATAGAAGTAAGTAATGATTCATCGCCATCATCTACCTCATCTGCCTCTGTTTCATACTCCTCTACTTCCGCCTTATCTACCCCAAAATCATGGTGTCCAAAAAAATACTGCCCTACATTTACACCCATACATT